GGCTGCTGTTGCACGCCACGGATAAGGATCTCGTAGCAGCAAGCAGTGGACTTGCCAGAGCCTACTGGCCCCATAAGGCCGCGCACAAATGAGTTGTCCAGATGGAACGACTCACACGCCGGCCCCGGCGGGTAATACTGAACCTCCATTACCAGAGGACTTTTCTGGCCCAGTAGTTCGCTGAGAACTTGTCGTCCTTAGTCAGCTTACCGGACTTGTCGCGGATGCCAGCGGAGCGGGAGAGGTAATTCTCGCGGCGCTTCTCACTGCCATGCTGCGTGTAGTCCTGCATGCCACGAAGGCCAAAGCGAACAAGCTTCACGTCCTCGCCTTTCTTGGCAAGAACCATCTTTTTCTCTTTGGCTCCAGCAGGAGCATTGATCGGCTTGTTGAATCCGGGGAACTTGTGTCCACGGTAGACAATCTTGCCGCCTTCTCGTTTCACGTCACTGGCTTTCATAAGTGCCTCCTTATTCAAGCATCAACCAAAACCGATGGCCGACTTCAAAGCCGGGTTGTCAGTAGCATAAGCTAACCAAGCAAGTATCCCGTAAATTCCGCCGGCAAAAAGAATAATTGCAAGCACGACGGCAAGAAGGGTTTCGTTCCGCTCCTTCTTTCGCCACTTCTCGCGGGTGATCCGCAGCTGCTCTTGCTTGATCTTCTCAGTCTGCTCTTTGCGTGCGCGGTCGTACTCGTTGCGCTGCTCTTGAGACATTGACCAGTACATCGCATGCTCTTCTTCACGCTGCTTCTCGCGGATGAGAGCTGCCTTCATTGCGGCAGTCGCGGCACTGGTCTTCGTGTTGTAGTCGATGATTGCAGCATTGACTACGCGATTGTTGACGATTCTTGTTGCTCTCTCTTTCGAGAGATCCTGCTTCATCGCTGCGTTGTCGCGCTTCTTCTGCCTGATGGCAGACTCTTTTGCAGCAATCGCACGCGCATCTTCGACAAGACCATAGGTCTCGTTCATCAGGCCGCGAGCAGATTCCACCGTAGTCTTAGCGGCGGAGAGTGGGTTCGATACAGCGTTGGCTGCTTCTGCGATCTTATCTAGCTTGGACATGAGAGGTACAAAGCCTGTTCATCTCTGCGCCTCTTCAGAAGTCCCGGTAAAACACGACCGCCGCCTTTAGTCCATTTCATGAACTCTTCAGCGGCCCCCTCGAAGTCCCCACGATTATTCTTCATGCGAAGTCCGCTTCGCTGAAGATTGCCCAATCCTACGTTAAATGCAAAAGAGACAAGACTTTCAAACCGTCCTTGATTGCTAAGAGTGTTAGGGCAAAGACGGGCCACTCCGCGCTCAAAACGCACAAGGTCTTGAGCAAGGAGATCGTCCACTTCAGAAGCAGTCCAGACACGGTCGTCCTCCGGTCGTAAGGGAAATTCCTTACGCAGCATCTTCCCTGCATTCTCAACAGTCCTGACAATCGGAAGCTTTGTTTGTTCCGGGTACAGGAGATGCCCAACGCCAACTGTCCACAACTGTGCTGGGCACAGGTAAGGGCGGTACTTCACGCCCTCGTGGTGCTTGATGACTTTAATTGCCGCTGGGCCGATCTTCATTGCCAATCCTTCCAGACTTCCTCAGAAGCCTCAGATGGAGAGTCCTCGAAGTATGACAGCAGCCATACCAGCAAGAGGAGATGCATCGTTACTTCTTAGAGAAAGCTTGCGTGCCGAACCAGAATGCAATCACGCTCGACCAGATGATCTGTGTGTCTTCGTCCCACATGTAATCGAGCATGACCTTAAAGTCAGTGCCCATACGCCATGCGTACACAAAGCCAGCGATGTCCACGAACACGAGCAGCAAGAACATCCCGTAAGTAATCACGGGGCGAACACTCGCACGCAGGTTGATCACCCACTGCGAGGCTCCCTTGCCGATCTCCATGTCGTGCTGGTACAGCGCAGTGCGCTCTTCCATAGCAGTCTGAAGAGAGACTTGCTCAAGCTTGATCTCCTCGACCTTTGCCTGAGCAAGATAGCCGCGCTCGATCAGCGCAAGCTCTTTCTCTTTTTGAGCAGCCATCAATGCAAGCTCGTGCTTCTTGTCCTGACGGTCTTGGAAGATGGTCAGCAGCTTAGGAAGACCGCCGGCCAAGAACGAAGTCAGGGTCGAGATAAGAGTCATCATTTGCTTGCCCTCACCACATCATCGCCTTTTGTTACCGTAACGTGATCGCCTTCTACGTCGACGCGCATCGGCATCTCCTTGCGATCAAGTTTATCAAGCTTGGAGATAAGCTCTTTGATTACGCCAAACTCTGGCTTTTCTTCTTTTTCATTTGCTCCGGCAATCCCATTTAGCATCGAGATCAACGCGGTTAGCGAAGCTCCAAGCAGGCCCATTACGGCTGCAATCTTGTCAGAGTCGAGAGCAAGGCTTGATACGACCCCGATAACAACAATGACTGTAATGTACTTCAGGCCGTCCTTGCCGATAGCTTTGCCAGCCACGTCCTTTGCAGAAGCCTGAGCTTCAAGACGATTCAGTTCTGCCTGAACCTTTGCCTTGAACATTTCAATTTCGTTTGCCTCGCTCATAGCGCCCTCACTTATCAGCCTTGTTCTCTAATCGATCGAAGATCTTTTCGAGCATGCCCTTTAAGTCGCGGATGTCTTCGCGGTAGTCATCTTTCGAGACGTAATACCTTGGGATGTCTTCCCTCAGTTTCGCGATGTCCGATTTAAGACCACTTACCGCAGACCAGAGTTCTCTAGCGAACCATCCCAAGCCTGTTGCTGAAAGGCCAAGGACTACGTTAAAGACAGCTTGAAGTTCCATTATTTCTTCTTCCGCAAGAAGTTCAGATAGTTGACGCCTTCCTCCGGTTCCCAGAAGACCTTTATCAGGTCTGGGTGCGAGTTCGGAAGGGATGGGTTAATCACAGTCAGCGCACAAGGACTCAGGGTATTGTCTCTGAATCCACGCTCCTTCGCGAAGCGGTCGTAGATCTTGTAGCTCGACACCTTCAGCGCATGCATCGTGATCCCGCTGATGGGATCTTTCAGCACTGAGTACGCCGACTCGTGCTTATGGCCGGCGACGTACAGGTGATCTCTTGTTCCCATGATCGCGGCCTTCATCGGCCCGTGTGCCGGGTTCCAGATCGAGGAACCGACGTGATCGTGGCGTGCGTTCACACGCACCTCTTGCCCATTGGGAAACCTCAAGGCTATGCGTGCCTCTGAGGATTTGTACAATGCGTTTTGCTGCTTTGCGATCCACTTCAGCGGGTCTCCAGCGCCAGACCACAAGTCGTGGTTTCCGCCGATCATGTACAGCCAGTCACACCGGCCAACGAACCACTCAGCCAGACGCCAAGCCTGCGCCGCTGACGTGCCCTGCTCGCCGTACAACCGGGCCAACCGGCCCGTCCAGTTGTTCAGGGTGTCGCCCACGTTGCAGGCAAACAACCCCGGAGTGTCCGCCACCAGCTGTGTGTGGCGCTCCAAGGCGGCGATGTCCGTGCCGTCGTCATCGACGTGCGGGTCACCGAAGTGCAGCAGGCCGATAGCACCATCGATCTTGATCTTGACCGGAATCAGCTTCGCCGACTCTTCGTGGTTCTTCTTGGCCTCGAACTGCCGCTTGCGGATCTGAACCAGCTCCTCAACGGAGACGTCCTCATCCGGCAGCGGCTTGATCTCGTACTGCTTCTTCGTGTCCTCGTAGTGGCGCGTGTGAGTCCCAACGGGATACGAGGTATCCGGAATCTTGACCCCAGCCGCCTTGAGCCTGCTGATATGCATCAACAGATTCCTGACAGAGATCCCCAGCTCAATAGCCGTACTGGATCTCACAAAATTGTTGCGATCGAGAGTCGCTAATAGCTCCTCATCGCTGAACTTTCTATGCATGCCTCATTTACCCTTTTTGCTATTTGGATATACAGCTGTCTTAACAGCCTGATGGAACAGTCCTGCGACCATGTCCACCAGCTCCTCATCATCGGACAGCTTTGTTCTTCCGATCGTATGCAGGATGCAATGCACCAGCTCGTGGAAGTACGTGTGTTCCATCAACTGCTGGCTGGTCTTCAGCAGCTTGATGCTATGGCGGGACGGGTCATACAACCCGACCGCCCCCTCGTGCTGCCACTCCCCTTCACTGAGGATCTCGACAGTCACCGTGCAGCCCATGATCGAGAACTCTTTCGGAATCATGCTCACCCCCGTAAGTGCGGGTTACGACATCCCGCGTCACTACCGTCAGGGGAGGCGACCTGACTTTGGGCGATGAGGAGGGTGCCCAGTGACCGATTGGGTACATCGACC